ATCACCGCGGCGTGGGCAAGTTGCACAACACAAACAGTCTCAACCCCCAACGGTATGCAAACATGCACTACGTGTTGCCAAGGCAACAACTGCTCAACTACTTGTTTTTAATGGAGAAATAAAATGGCAAAGAAACTAACTAAGACCGAACGTATCCGCAAACTACTAGAGCAAGGTAAGTCTGTAAAACAGATCACCGCGATGGTACATTGCAGCCCACAACAGGTATACCAGATCCGCGCCGCGGATAAGAAGAAAGTCGTTAAGGTAATTCAGAAGCGTGAGCGTGATGCGATGATGAACGCGAGTCCCTTGCTAAATCAAGCCCCTTACACAATGGTAGAAGTTTCACAAAACTACTTTCAACAAAAACCATCGCTGTGGCATCGCGTTAAATCATTCTTAGGAGTCTGATATGAGTTCAGGTAGAGATGAGTGGATGTCCAATTGGACCGACGAAGATAAAGAGCGCAACTTATCCGGTGTTTCTGGTAAGCAGTATGAGCAGTTAGAGTTTGACTTCAGCTTTCTAAGTGACTCAGACAAAGTGCTGCAACAGAAACAAGATAAAGCCAAGCGAGATGCGTGGCGTATTAAACATGACGCGACTAACTACGTTTACCAAGCCAAAGCTGTTATTACGATGGTGATGGACAATATGGGTAGTTCAGTAGGCAGTGCAACGGACGACCAAGAGTTTGCCTTGTGGGGTGCCTCAGAGCTGTTGCAAAAAGCGATAGACGTGTTAGAGTCATAAACCTTGGGGGAACGGCACTTCACTGATAAGGAAGATTGGTGGACTGTATTCAATTCACTAGCGCCTAGTACCCCACCTCTCAATGGGCCGGATACGGATTCTTTTACTAGGTATTCGTGAAGTCTGGAAAACTTTGGTTTCGGCCCACCCTTAGTAGGTGTATTTGGGTCTTTTGAAAAGGAGAAGTTAGTGCACGGGAAAAACACTACGACAGATACACCTACTAAGGGTTTTGTCGTTTATGAGGACGCGTGGCCGTTACGAGCGTTCAACACTAAGGAGTTAGCAAAACAATGGGCGGAGCGGAACTGTCGGCAGGGCGAATACGAAATCAGAAGCGGCGGGCAAGCCGAAAAGCACGCGCAGACCTTAGAAGAAACGATGAACTCGGAGGCACTGTGGTGAGAAAAGCAGAAGAACTAATGTTTAGTCAAGCGAGGGAGAAGAATATGCAAACATGGGATTATGAAGAGGATATACGAGAAGTGGGGCGTCTATATACCGACGACGTATGGCGTGCCGACTGTGAACAACGAAGCAACAATCTAAAAATGAAAATGAAGGAAGTTGTGTCAGCTAACAAGAAGATGTACGGTGGGGATCACTATTTGAACATGGGTGTGCAGGTTTGGGATGTGGTTGAGACTTGGCCGATCGAACAGCAGATAGGTTACTTCCGTGGCGGCGCTTTGAAATACATCATGCGTCTGGGTAATAAAGACGAGCAACTACAAGAAGCTAAAAAAGCCATGCACTACTGCGAGAAACTGGTTGAAGTTTTGGAGAAAAATAATGGCTAGTTACAACGATGTAACAGGCGACCGCCTGATCAACACCCCAAAGCGCGGGCCGCGAGAAGGTCAGAAGCGCGAGTTTGTTCTTGATACCCCCGTGTTTGAGGTTAAGCACTGCGAGAACTGCCATATTAAGATCAGTACCAGCAACAACAAATGTCCGCTGTGTGGGCGGGAGCTACCATGACTAAATCATTTTTCGAACAGATCAACGAAGCCCGCAAGGTGATGGTCGATCCACCAAGCGGTTGGATGTATGGGTTCCCTGATATATGGGATAAGGACAAGCACGAGAAGCTAGCTGACTTCCTAAAAGAGAAGGGCTACCCCGAGAAAGACATTGAGTTCGCATCATGCTATATGCGGATGTGGTTACCGGAGCAGAACAATGGCTAGTACGCCTGAAGGCGCGGTGAAACGCAAGGTCAAAAAACTACTTGACGGGTATGGGGCGCTTCATTTCTCACCACAAGGCACAGGATACGGAGTATCAGGAGTAAGCGACATTATCGCTCTGTACAACGGGAGGATGATCGCGATCGAGTGTAAGGCTGACGCAAAGAAACAACCCACCGACCTACAGAAACGGTTTCTCAGTAAGGTGATTGATCACGGTGGTTATGGGCGGGTGATTCATAAAGATAACATCGATGAGTTAGAGCAGTTATTAGAACACTTGGGAGAATAGAAATGTCTGAGATGCACGACGTAGTGGAGATGCTACTGAACCGGATGAAGGACTACCCGGAGGATTTTGTGGAGGAGCCAGACGAGTATGTGAACAGGACAGAAAACAAGTGGAGAAAAGCCTTACGACTTGTTGGTTCTGTAGTTGCGCCACACGAGAAAGAAGCTTTGGATATACGACTAGAAGAAGCAAGACGGGCGGTTTACATGGGCGCTGCCTTGAAGACGATGTTGAGCACGGATGAGAAGCTAGAAAAAGAGAGACCTCAACTCTTTCATGGTAAGTACACAACAACGGGAGCATGGATGGGTCCAGGCAATCATTCACACACCGTGAACGCTGAACTAAACAAATTCGCCATACAGATGAAACAACAACAACAAAAAGAATTGGAGTATCAGAAAGCGCAGCGGGGATACGAGCTAAGCAAGTACACAATCGGGAGCACACTAGGATGAATCTAATCACGCTTGACTTCGAAACTTTTTACGACAAGAAGAGCTACTCACTATCCAAGATGACCACCGAGGAGTATGTTCGTGACGAGCGCTTTGAGGCGATCGGGGTAGGTGTCAAGGTCAACGATGGTAAGACGGTGTGGCATAGTGGGGATCGCTTATCGTTGCTGGCCTTCCTACACAACTACGACTGGGAAGATGCGATGGTGCTGTGCCAGAACACAGCCTTTGATGCGGCGATCCTAGAGTGGCACTTCGGGGTACAACCTAAAGCCTACGCAGACACTATGTCGATGGGGCAAGCGCTGTTCGGTATCAATAAATCTGTCTCACTCAAAAACATGGCGATCCAGTTCGGTATCGGTGAGAAAGGTACGGAAGTTGATGATGCGTCTGGTAAGCGCCGTGAGGACTTTACCCCTCAAGAACTTGCACAGTATGGTGAGTATTGCAAGAACGACGTGGAGTTGACCTACAAACTCTTCAACCTGATGCTACCGAAGTTCACGACCAAAGAACTGAAGCTAATTGACTGTACGATCAAGATGTTTGCTCGTCCGAAGTTCGAGCTGGATGTGTCCTATTTAAGACAACACCTACAAAATGTACAGGATAAGAAACAGAAGCTACTTAACTCAGCGATCTGTACACCGGATGTACTTCAGTCAAACCCCAAGTTTGCAGAGCTGCTAACCCAGCTAGGTGTTGCAGTGCCGATGAAGAAAAGCCCGACCACTGGTAAGGAGACGTTTGCCTTTGCCAAAACCGACGCCGAATTCACATCCCTACTGGAGCATCCAAACCCCGTAGTACAAACCGTTGTCGGTGCCCGACTCGGCACCAAGTCTAGTATTGAGGAGACGCGTACAGAACGCTTCATTGCTATCGGTGAGCGTGGGTTACTACCTATCCCACTTAAATACTCAGGCGCTGCGGTGACGCACCGATGGTCAGGCTTTGACCAGATCAACCTTCAGAACCTCCCACGTGGTGGCGCACTACGCAAATCCATCAAGGCTCCAAAGGGTCATGTCGTATTGGCGGGTGACTTAAGTAACATCGAGTTACGCCTTGGGTTGTGGGCAGCGAAGCAGGACGATCAGGTAGATAAGATCCGTGCAGGGGTAGACTTGTACCGTGACTTTATGACGGTCTCTATGGGTATCCCCTACGAGTCAATGAGTAAAGAATCGGATGAACGGTTTGTCGGAAAAGTATGCAACTTGAGCTTGATTTATGGGACCGGTGACCAAAAACTACAGAACACTGTACGGGTTCAGTCCAAAGGTAAGACGACTATCCCAATGGAACAAGCCACCATGCTGAAGAACACATACCGCGAGACGAACAAGTGGGTGGTGCACCAGTGGGGTGAAGGCGGTAAGGTGTTGGATGCGCTACTGCAAGGTAAGACGATGGAGTTTCTGCGCGACGGAATTATCCAAGTGACACCTCAAGGGTTGGTAAAGCCCGGTGGTCTGGTGTTGGCCTACCCCGACTTACGAAAAGCACGCAATGCAGAGGGGTACTGGGAGTACACATACGCTCAGAAAGGTAAACTACGTGACAAGGTGTATGGCAGTAAGGTGTACCAGAGATGTATTCAATCACTAGCCCGAGACATTATTGGCGACATGGTGTTGGAGTTAGACAAGCTATTCGGCGTAGCCCTACAGGTCCATGATGAAATCGTCTGTATTGTGCCGGAGAGTGAAGCGGAGAGCGCTAAAGCTAATATGCTTGAAGTGATGAGTACACCACAAGGATGGTATGCAGACCTACCACTAGCCGCGGAAGCGGGATATGGAGCAAGTTATGGAGAAGCAAAATAGTGATCTAACGTGGGAGGATGTTATGGCGGTATGTAAGATGATGGGGGCTAGAGTCGCTGTGTACGATGGTCAATGGGTTATCGGACGTCCAAACGCTATCGGATCTATGTTCACTGACCCCGCCGCCGCGCTCGAATATTTATCCGCTGAAGAACACCCACTCGAACAGAAGTATGCTAATATACTCAGAACCATACCGTAACCAAAGGATGTGCAATGTCTGAAGTCAAACCCATAAGCTGGTCATTCTCTAGTCTAAAAGCCTATCAGACTTGCCCTCGCCAGTTCTATTCCTACAAGGTCGCCAAGCAGTACGTCCAAGAGGAAACAGAAGCAATCCGGTACGGCAAGATCCTGCATGAAGCCTTTGAGCTGTACATCCGAGATGGTAAGCCGTTGGGTATTGACTTCACCAAATTCAAACCGGTACTGGATGCCCTGAAGAATATCCCCGGCGAGAAGCTGTGTGAGTTCGAAATGGCTCTAAATTCAGAGCTAAAACCAGCGTCGGGGTTCTTAGGTAAGGACGTATTCTGCCGGGGGATTGCTGACTTATTGATCGTTAATGGCGCAGTAGCCTATGTCGTGGACTATAAAAGTGGCAAAGCTAAGTATCCAGATAAGAATCAGTTGGAGCTTATGGCCCTGATGGTGTTCGCCTACTTCCCTGAAGTCCAGACGGTCAAGGGGATGTTATTATTTGTGCATCACGATGTCACGGTAAAGGGTGAGTATAAACGCACTCAAGAGAAAGAGCTGTGGGCTAAGTGGTTGAACAACGTAGAGAGCCTGAAAACGTCTCACCTAACAGGAACTTGGCCCGCTAATAGCTCAGGTCTTTGTCGTGGGTGGTGCAGTGTTGAATGGTGTGAGCACTACCAACCAAAAAGGAAATAGAATGCCAAGTAAAAAACGTAACTATGCCGACGAATACAAGAATTATCAAGGCAGCGCCGAGCAAATCGCCAACCGATCGGAGCGAAATAAGGCGCGTCGCCAAGCTGCCAAGGCTGGGATGGACATCGCTGGTAAAGACGTACACCACGTAGTGGCTATGTCAAAAGGCGGTACCAACAAGACAGGGTTGAAGGCAACAAGTGCCGCAGCCAACAGGTCATTTGCCCGTAATGCTGATGGAAGTATGAAGTCCGAAGTCAGTAAGCGGGAGCGCAAGAAAAAGTAATTATGTGATGAGTGACTGGACGTTAGGTGTGAGTGGTCCTTTCACCGCGGGGTAACCCCGTTTCATACAAACCGCATCAGTGGCGGCAGTACCAACCTTTCCATGAATCTCCGGGCTGTGACGCCACACCAAAACAAAGAGTGAACCGTGAAAACTTGCAGCCGATGTAAAACTTCTAAACCATATGACGCTTTTTCAAAAGACGCGGGTAAGTCCGATGGACTAGCCATACACTGTAAGGTGTGCCGAGCAGAATATCGTGCGGCGCATAAACAGGAAATTTCAGAGTACAACCATAAATACCGGATTGAAAATATCGAACGTCGTAAGCAGTATATGGACGAGTACCGTGCCGCAAACAAAGAACAAATACAAAAACAACGGCGAGGGTACCATCAGAAATATTACGCCGACAACGCGGATACACTAAAACGAAACGTGATTCAGTACGCAAAAAATAACCGAGGGCGCGTTAACGCATTATGCCTAAAACGTCATGCCGACAAACTAAAACGCACCCCTGCGTGGGCAGACCACGAACGCATTACAGCCTACTACGACGTGTGCGCATTCTTCAACGAAGTTAACGGGTATACGAAATACCACGTAGATCACATCATCCCACTACGAGGCCGCAAAGTGTCAGGCCTACATGTACACAACAACCTGCAAGTCATACTGGCGTCAGAAAACGCTTCAAAAGGAAATCATTTCGAGGTTCTATGAAAATTATCGACGATAAAGCGTTGCTAATAACAACACACTACCCGGATAAAATTACCACCGCAATCGAACAAAGCCGTTACATCAAGCAGGTCAGTACCGATCTACATGAGGTGCTAGTAAATTGGACACTACCAAACGCGCAGAAGCTAGTCACTATGGGGATTAAGAAAGTACCGTCTCCGATGGACCGAGACTACAACTGGCCGGGGTTATACAAACCATTCGCACACCAACGTAAGACATCGGAGTTCGCGACCCTTAATAAACGGTGCTTCATTCTGAATGAGCAGGGTACTTCAAAAACCGCAAGTGTGCTGTGGGCGGCTGATTATTTGCTCAACATAGGGCAGATCAAACGGGTACTGGTGGTGTGCCCATTATCTATTATGAAGTCCGCATGGGTGGGTGACGCATTCAAGACCATCATGCACCGCAATATCCAAGTAGCTCATGGCACCCGAGAAGCACGTCGTCAGGTCATTGATAGCGACGCGGATATTGTTGTTATTAACTTCGACGGTGTTGAGATCATCGAGGACGCGATAGCGAGCGGTGGGTTTGACCTGATTGTGATCGATGAAGCCAATGCATATAAGACCCCATCAACAAAACGATGGAAGGCTATGAAACGCCTTGTCAAACCAGAGACTTGGTTATGGATGCTTACAGGTACCCCAGCTTCTCAATCGCCAGAAGATGCTTTTGGGTTAGCTAAGCTATGTGTCCCATCCCGAGTGCCTAACTTCGCTGGTGCATGGCGAGATAAGGTTATGGTCAAAGTTGGGATGTTTAAGTACGTACCTACCCTTCGCGCTACGGAGCTAGTCAACCAAGCCCTGCAACCTGCTATCCGGTTCGAGAAGAAAGACTGTCTGGACCTACCCCCAGTGATGTATCAGTCACGCGACGTACCACTAACCAAGCAACAGGAGAAGTATTACAAGGCGCTCAAGAAGCAGATGTTGGTCACAGCAGCAGGCGAAGAGATCACGGCGGTACACGCCGCAGCAGCCCTAAACAAACTACTGCAAATATCCTGTGGGGCTGTGTATTCGGACTCGCAAGCGGTGGTGGCCTTTGACTGCTCAAACCGGATCAATGTAACGATGGAGATCATCGAGGAGTCTAGCCACAAGGTTATTATTTTTGTACCGTTTAAGCACGCGATCGACATCGTATTGGAGAAGGTCCGTGCCGCAGGGTACAGCGCAGAGAAGATCGATGGCAGCGTCCCAGTCAACAAGCGTACTGAGATATTTCGTCGGTTCCAAGATGAAGAAGATCCACACGTCCTAGTCGTTCAACCACAGGCAGCGGCGCACGGGGTCACACTAACTGCCGCCAACACCATTATCTGGTTTGGCCCAACGATGAGCGTAGAGACATGGCTTCAAGCTAATGAGCGCATAAACCGCCCGGGTCAGAAGAACCACATGACGGTCATCAAGCTAGTCGGCAGTGCCGCAGAACAGAAGGTCTATAAGTCATTAGAAGAAAAGACACAGAACCAAGCATCACTAATCGCGCTCTACAACAATATATTTGATGAAGAGAGTTGACAACACTGTACTACCGTAGTATATTTATTACTCAGACATAACCAAAGGGAGATTGATATGTCATTTGATGCAGATAAGCTGGTAACAGCTTATATCGCTATTCGCGATAAACGTAGTGAATTGAAGAAGCAGTTTGAGGAAGAAGACAACAGTCTGAAAGATGGGATGGAGAAGATCGAGCAGGCCATCCTTGAGCACTGCAAAGAGAACAACATCGAGTTCTTCAAGACATCCCACGGCACCGCATACAAACGAGTAAGCGAACGGTTTTGGGCTACTGACTGGGACGCCTTTAACCAGTACGTCAAAGAGCACGACATTCTTGAGGTCTATGAGAAGCGTATTGCTCAAGGCAACATGAAGCAGTTTTTGGAAGATAACCCCGGTGCAACGCCACCAATCAATGTGGACCGCAAGTTCACAATCTCAATAAGGAGAAGTAAATGACGAAAGCCCAGATGTGGGATATGCAAATGCGATCGGAAGCACTTCGCATGGCGCGAGATGTAGCTGCTAAAGACGCTTCGATTACCGAAGTGCTAGCAAACGCAAAAACGTACTACGAATTCCTAAAAGGAGAACTTCCAAATGAGTGAGAACTCTCCGCAGGACTACCTCGATAACCAAGAGGCTGCTAAATACCTGCGAATCAGCGTCACCGCGCTGTACAACCTACGTCGTAACAAGGGTTTGCCGTTCATCAAACTCGGTAAGAAAGTGCTGTACTCCCGCGAAGCCCTGAACACCTTCGTACAAAAGCAAACTCAAGCATATCTATAAGGAGCAATTAAATGTCTAATATGACACTTTTTAAGGGTGCAAACCTCCCATCACGTCTGAAGAACCAAGAGCTAGATGAAACCACGAAAGCCTTAATGGGTGGTAGCGGCTCAACATACAAGCGTATCTCGATCAAGGGTAACGTATTCCGCATGGTATCTGGTGGTAAAGAGATTGCTACCAATGAAGATCGTGCCATGAATGTGATTATCGTGGCCTCTGCCCCAGCCAACAGCCGTACGTACTACGAAGGTCAGTACAAGGAAGGTGAAGTTCTGCCCCCAACCTGCTGGTCAAACGATGGTGTAGCACCAGATGCAGCGGTTAAGACCCCCCAGTGCGGTACCTGTGCTCAATGCCCACAAAACATCAAGGGTTCGGGTCAAGGTGACTCACGCGCTTGCCGCTTCTCACGTCGTCTGGCTGTAGTGCTAGAAGGTGATATCGAAGGAGATGTCTATGGTCTTACCCTCCCAGCAACTTCTATCTTCGGTAAAGGCGAAGAAGGCAAGCTCCCACTCCAAGCCTATGCAACATTCCTCGGCCAACACAACTGCCCGATTACTGCTGTGGTTACGGAAATGCGTTTCGATATTAAGTCGCCTACGCCGAAGCTGACCTTTAAGGCTATCCGTCCTTTGACCGATGCAGAAGATGAGATTGCAGTTCGCCAAGGCCAGACCACCGAAGCCAAAGCCGCAGTCACACTGACTGTCGCTCAACAGGACAAGGTCGGTGAGAAAGAAGAAGAATTCGAGACTGTGAAGAAGCCACAAGCTGAAGCAGAATCGGAGCCGGTAAAGGTCACCAAGAAGCGGGCACAACCTGAGGGCGAAGCTGACCTTGCCAAAATCCTAGAAGACTGGGGCAACGACTAAGTCCTTGTTTTTTAGAGCGTATTTAGATAACTAGATATGCCACCCCGGGGGTGGTGCAGAAAACCCCCAACACAACAAAAATAAAGTGCTAATATAAGCGCTTCCGACATGTGATCAACCAAGGGACGGCATATATGAACGCCCTGAAATTTCTGACATCAGTGCTACCCCCGAGCGGGGTTTTTTGTTTAACAAAGATTAGAAACAAGAAGGTAGTACAGAGTTTTTTCCCGACGATTCAAGAACTTAGCGATGCTGCGACCCACGCGGATGTAGGTACAGATGTGTACTTTGGTTGCGCGTCGTATAAGGATGACTCCAGTCGGACCAAGGATAATGTCCAAGCTGTTAAGGCGTTCTGGTTAGATCTTGACGCAGGTCGGGGTAAGCCCTACAAGTCATCAACGGATGCAGTCGCTGCGCTCGGACAGTTCTGCACGGATCTAGGGCTACCCAAGCCTACCGCTATTACATCAGGCAACGGTGTACACGCATACTGGCTGTTAGAAGAGGCCATCACCCGCGCAGAGTGGGAGCCAGTAGCCGACCAGTTCAAGCGTATTACCGAGGCCAAAGCCCTACAAGCGGACCCCTCCCGCACCGCCGACATCGCCTCCATCCTGCGTATCCCCGGCACATTTAATTACAAGAACCCACAAGACCCTAAGCTTGTGGTGTCAATTATCGAGGCAGTACCCATCTCGTTTGCCCGTTTCAAGGGTTTATTGGATGAGACCGGTATTGCAGCTGTTGTTGCTAAGCCTAAAGCCAAGCGCGAGCTGGACGAGACTACCAAAGCCTTGATGAGCAACAACCAGTCACGATTCAAAACGATTATCGAGAAGACCGCAGCGGGTAACGGCTGTGCGCAAATTGACTACATCCTGCGAAACAGATCCACACTGGAAGAACCCATGTGGCGTGCAGGGCTTTCTATTGCTCATTGCTGTGTTGATAGCGCGATGGCGATACATATCGTCTCAAAGGGTCACCCCGGGTATTGCCCAGACGCTACGGAGGCTAAGGCTCAAGAAA